ATACGGCGTGACGTAGAGGCTGGTCAGTACTCGAATAGACAAGCGCGTAAGACTTTAGAGGGTTTTGAAGATGCGCTCCGTCGGATTGAGTAAGTTCAGTCATTGAAAAAGTGATATAGTTGTGCCACGCGATTTTGCGTATTGAAACCCCCTTGAGGGGCTGGAGAATCAAATGGCTACTTTTAAGCAATCACAAATCCGTCCTGGTGTAACCAAGAACCGCTCGAACGCGATCAAGGTTTACGTCGCTTCTGCTGTCGCTGAGAACGACATTATCGTCGCTACTGGTATGCAGGGTGACTTCCTGTCGGTTGAGCCCGCAGACCACACTGATATTTCTAAGTCTCGCGGTCCTTTCTTTGTCGCAGACTACGCTGCTGCTGCTGGTGAGTACACCGCTCTGGCTGTTCCGAGCAAGACGATTACAGGCAAGGACACTTCTACTGCCGCTCAAACTGGTGATGCTGTCTACCTGAGCACTGGTGGCGATGTCATTCTGGGTTCGCTTCCTGCAGTTTCAACCCACGACACAGCCTTCAAGCTGAACGTACGTGTTGGTCGGGTCACCAAGGTACACGCAAGTGAGGGTGCTTACGTTCTCGAGCCTGGCGTAGCCAATGGTGCCCCACTAATCGGTCGCTCTCTGGGTAACTCCTCAGCTAATGTTACGGCGCTGGTCACCGGGTTCACTCCTGAGCTTGCAGGCGCTCCATGTTTCGCTCAGATCCAGGGCGACAGTGATCGGTCTCTTGTTCGTATCTTCGTCCACACTGATGGAAAGCTTACGATGGAGTTCAGCGACACCGTCGATGCCTCAGACATTATCAACTATATGGTTGTAGGCTAAGCAGCATAGACAAAGAAAAACCCCCGATAGCTTAGGCCGTCGGGGGTTTTTTATTTATCCGTTGCGGATGATGTCGGCTTCTCTCTGTCCCTCTTGTTTGAGGGCCATCATCATTTCTTCGAATGATTTAGCGTTACCTCCCTCGGTAGCCGCTGCAGCATCAGGCTTCATGTTCATAAGCTTCATGCCTTCAGGCAGTGGCTCAGGCTCAGGCTCTGGCTCAGGCTCTGGCACTGGCTCAGGTTGTGGCAGCATGCCACGGACCATCTTGATGGATTGATCGATGTCAAACCCGCCCTTCCAGGCCATCAGAAAAGCTTCGAACGCTTCATCGTTTTCGTAGATGTCAGACCCGTTATCCATCAAGTACTGCTCAATTGAGTCTACTTGACTTTCGGTAATTTGATCTTCGAAACTATCCAATTGCTTCTGAAGTTCTACGTGCTGCTGAAGTGCTTGATCACGAGCGGTTTGAGCCTCTTGTAGTTCGACACCAAAAAGCTTCTTTGCTTTCTCGTGCTCCATCTCGGCTCGCTCACGCAGAGTTTCGAGTGCCGCACGGTGAGCGACTTTCAGGTTTTCGATCTCTCGCTGCTTTTCGACCATCGGGTCCACGTCTCCGTGAAGCCACTTCATGACCTTTCGCTCTTGCTCTCTCGCAGCCTCCAGGACACGATCTGCTTCGCGTCGCTGACTCGAAAGCTCATCGAACTTCTTTTGGTATCCGCGAGCCCAGTTTTGGTACTTTGACTCAAATCCGTGGAGCATCGACTGGCGCATGTTGTCGTCCAGTTTATTGAACCACTGTTCTTGCTTTAGGCTTTCAAGCTCTCCGTTCCAGTCAAACACCTCAGGTGCCGCTTCGGAAGCTACCTCAACAGGTTCTGCTGGTTCCGGTGCAGCCGGTGCTTCTGCGGGTTCCGCCGCTTCAGCGGTCTCCGCCACCTCAGTTTGCTCGCCCTCAACGGCTTCGTTGTCTTCGTCCCACATACTACATACCTTCTGGCGGCATCATTTGACCTGGAGGCATCCCGCCTGGGGCTGCTCCTGGGCCTGCTGGCATTTGTCCTGCTGCTGGTGGTTCCATGGCTCCGCCTTGACCACGGGCTGCCACCATTTCAAGTTGCATTAGAACATCAAAATCTGAGGCAATCATGTCAGCCAATTCTTTTGGCGTCTTGCCCTGTGTCTGTTGTAGCTGTTGCGCGGCGTCGTACAGCATCTGAGCGCGTTCTTCTGTCGCCCCGAGGGTCTCCATAAGGGGGGCCAGGTCAACGCCTGCTGTAGCCGCCTCTTCCTCTACAGCACCAGCCTGCTGCTCTTCAGCACCAGCCTCTTGCATAGCGGCACCTTCTTCGGCGCTAGGAGCGTCCGCAGCACCCTCTGCCTCCGCTTGTGCGTCAGCGGCATCGAAGAGAGCCTTAAGGTCGGCCATCTCTTTCTTTTCTTCTTCGGGCGATAGTGGTTTCTGTTCAGCCATGGGAGCATCCTATTGCATAGTGGTAATATTACCAGTGGGGTTATTAATTTTGTTGTCGGTATTCCTGAAAAAGATCAGGTCTCATAAGTTCAAACGCAGAGTTGATGCCGATTGAAAGTATAAATTTGTTGGGTACGGAGATCTGTTCTCCTGTTGCTCGATCTTGAATGACCTTTGCGTCTCGCAAAGTATCGTCCTTTACTTGCCGCAGAGATCGATTCTTTCTGCCGGCTTCTCGTTGAGCGTACTCAACAAGCTCGAGGTCAGACAATAGGCTCTTGGTACTTGGGTCTGGCATTACTTACCTCCCACAAGTTGTGCGGCACTTTTAGTTTCTGTGCGTCCTTCTGCCTTGAGCCGCTTTGAATGTGTCGATACCTCTTTGAGGATCTTATCGTTCAAGCTCTTGGCTTTCTTACGTTTCCAGCTTTCGTGGCGCTTGGTGTCCAAGCGAGTTTGTTTCTGTGCCTCGCTTTCTCCCTCGATGTGAACCTTTTTGCCGGGAAAGCGCTTTTCAATCATGGCCACGCACCGATCGTAGTCTTCTTTGGTTTCGGCTTTGCCGAGTACGCCGAAGTCGACTGCGGCGAATGATCCTGGTCCTTGACCATGGATAGCATAGCGAAGTCCGCGGAAACTCATCTTACGTTCGCTGCCGCACTCAGGGCACGGGCCTGGTCCGTCTGCTCTACGGTAGATCGCTTCTTCTTCAAAGAAGTCGCAACCCGTACACTCAACGTTGTTCATTATCAAGCTCATGCCACCCTACTCGTAACTGCGTCTTTAATTTTTTGTCGTTTAGCCTTTTTCTTGTACTTAGCGTACTGCTCGCCTTCCTTTGTTGCCTTGCGCTTGGCCCGCGTGTCTGCCGCAGTTTCTTCAGGTGAGTCGTCGGCGTGATCTGCCTTTGGCTTATATCTTTCACCCGTAGCGTCAGGACCTTGAGTACTGGGCTTACCTGACTTGGTACCCCAGTCTTCATCCGTCCATTGTTTTAGGTTTTTTTGCGACTTAGCGAGTGCCATTAGTTTTTGTAACCCCCGCCCTTCGCTTTGTACCGCTTGGCCAACATTTGAGCTTTACGTGCGGACCACTGACCTGGCCTGCCGCCCTTGCCGCCAGCCTTAATCCTTTCGAACATGCGTTTACGCATCCCTGGCTTTGTGTAGTTACCAGCCTCGTTCACTCTACTTTTAGACTTTTTTGCCATTACACTGCCCTCCCCGCCCAGATTATGCAGACTCTTTGAGACGCGCATTTGAAGTCGAGTGCAGAGCAGTACCCCAACTCGCCTGCATCTACAGCCTGCTCAGGGTCGCCGTCTTCGCCGATTCCGGTTTCAATGCACTCCTTCATACTTTCAGACGTATCAAAGAAGGAGCAGTTGCCGCAGCGCATGCTCATTACGTTCTCGACGGTGTCGTTGAACCGGTCAGCATACCGCTGCCAAAACTCTTCGTTGCCACCTTCGTCATCGAGTCCTGGGTTCGCAGGCCCGTACTCTTTGGTGTCGAGCGCCTTTTGTCGGTTCTCTAGATTTAGTTCTACGTCTTGTGTTGCTGCCGGGCATGACTCTGCCTTCTGGGCACCTTGACGCATCTCGTCCATCATTTCTTGAAACGTAGCCATTACCACTTCACCTTGTCCGCCCAGTAAGCGGCGCTCATTTTTCCTTTGGCGATGTTCTTGCGGTGACGAGACTTGAAGCTCTTGCGCTTCTTCTTCATGCGTTCGCCTTCACCCTTTTTCGGCTTGCCCGCTGTACTGGCACCTTGCTCGCCGAATCGAATCAGCTTGAGTTGGCTCCCTTCCTGGGCAAGAACAATGTGGCTTTTAGTAGGGTGATCAGGCGTCCGCTTGGGTATGTTTACACCCTTGAGCCTATGCTTTTTGAGCAGGCTCGCCTTACGGATCTTGTCTCGTTTGGAGAGGGCCATGACTCATTTCTTCCTTTTCACGCCGAGAGGAAAACTCAGTGACGCCGTTGCGTACCTACCAGTAACGGATTTCCCGCCAGGGTCAGGCGTATAGCTGTGTTTACCTGCGTCAAAAACAAGCATCGGTGATTTTTCCGTCTTACCGAGTTTAATTTTTGAGGGGTCGAAACCACCGGACTTTTGCGTTTTTCTACGCTCTATTGCCGAGCTTCGAATATCCCGCCGACGCCCTCCAGGACTATCATCTTTAGCCACCTTCTTTTCCGACTCTTTCTTTGGCGGCTTATCGTCTGTCTTTTTTTCCGTTGTACTCTTTTTTTCCGTTGTACTCTTTTTTTCGTCAGACATTATGCTTCTCCTCCAGGTGCTGGGGATGCCGGAGCAGCTTGAGCCGCGCCGGCTTGAGCTTGTAGCTCAGGCGGGATCGGTATTTGTACTCCAGTTTCGGCCTCAACCTTCTCCTTGAAGCGCATGGCGTCTTCGAGCGGCATCTGTGAGATAGCTTGCTGGATAGCTGCCATCTGCTTGGCCTCAAGGAATGGCTTCCCTCCTGCGGCCCCACCTAGAGATGCTTGTTGTTGCGCCTCTACTGCAGCGCCTTGCTGTGCCATAGCTTCGGCCTGCATTGCTTCCAGTTCGGCTTGCGGTACCATAATCCGCCGTGACAGACCCATACCAGAAACAACCTCCTCGGTGAGTTGTCGAATGTCGACATTTGGGTTCTCTGCAAGGAACGGAATCAACTGAAGTAGGCTCTCGATCATGACGCTTGGGTTTTTTCTGATGGGGTTGTAGGACACCATCTCAAAGTCCATCTCAATGTTTCTTAGATCCTTGTGCGCCAATTGTGCCCAGCGACGGTCACCCGCGATACGAACGAGGCGAGGCTCGCGCATGTACTTTTTACTCAGGTAAAAAATCTTACGCGCTACATCTTCAATAGCGTCATTGAGGTGCCCTTCTCGAGTTGCGAGTCTTGTTCTCATTTGGGCATCAATGATTGCCATCTCGGTTGCGGTTCTGGCACCGACAACTTGGCCTCGAGCGGCTTCCGCAAGTGCTGAAATAAACGCAGCGTCATCTTCCTGGCGGGCGATAAACTCTTGTACGCCTGCTGGATTTTGCGGCATCGGCATCTCATAAAACAATGCAGCCATTGTTCGGAGAGCTTCACTGTTTGAGGGGTTGATACCGACAAATGAGCCAGCACTAGCCTCGACAGCCTTGTTCAAATCTTCTTCTGAAATTCGTCCGGAATCATACAGGATTCTGGGAATCTGAAGATAGGTGATCTGCTTCATGTGTGTCAGCAGATCGTTGATTGTTTCTTGTTGTTTGAGAACAAGCTGAACCTCACTCAAACCCAAACAATCAATTCCTGATTGGTTCAGGCTGAACATTGAGTATGGGATGTAGTCGATCTTATCTTCGAAGACGATGGCGTCAGCTTGCTTGACGTAGTGTTGAATGAGCCCACGTTCTCGATCGTAGTACTCGTAGATTGTTACCCACTGAAACGCATCACGTACTTGTTGTGTGTCACTCTGTTGATTCTTGTCCATCAACCATTTCGGGAAGCGATCGGGCTCAACATCTTGGACCAGTTCAGCTTTGTACAGCCCCGAGCGGACACGATCCTTAAACTCTTCGAATGAAATAACTGTGGCTTCAATCCAGTACCGGATGTCATCGGGATCTCTTGCCGTGAGGTCGAAGAATAGAGATGACGGGTTCACTGACCGAACAATCGGCAAGTCTCTTTCTGCATCCCACCCAGTCTTAAAGATTCCGCGCTTACAGAGAACCGCGTCAATCAAAGCTGTGGCTGCTTTGCGTCGAAATCGGTTGGTCCGAAAGATGTAATCCAGCAGTCCCGTAACTGAGGGGGCTGAATCTTGAGAATTCGGCGTTCGAGCAATAGCTGCTACCGTGGGGTTAGGTCCAAGCAATGCGCTCACAGCAGTGTCTGCGATTGCGTAGATCAAGTTCTTAGAACACAAAAACGAATTCATCTTCGACGTGTTGACGTCGCTGTCTGAAGCCGTGAAAAAATCACCACGATAGAATCTTCGCGCCTTGTCGAATTGGACTTTTTCTGAGCGCTTGTAGAAGTCTAGGTGCCGATCAATCAGTTTCGATAACTTGGATGACATAGTTATGACCAACTCAACGATGCGGGTTTAAAAGGTGAACTTGCTTGACTGCGCTTAGCGCGTTTATGGTTGTCAAGCTGCCTGATTGTAACTTGTCCCGCAGTATATGTGGATTCTGTTTCCCGTACAGGCGCGGTAAATCGTCGTTTAGAGAATATATCCGCAGCCATAACAGCGGTTCTCGCGCGGTCAAAGTGATGGAGAATGCCGTCTTCGCCCCGCACACGTTTCTTTTTTGACCCATCATAGTTCAGTAATTGGTGAAGTGTTCCGCGACTCTGAATAAATATGTCTCCTTCGCGGAGCATTTGAACAAGTCGGGCCTCAGATTCCTGAACTCGTTTTTGGGTTGCGTACCAACCAGGATGGTTTCGATCGGTCCACAACAGGTTTCGATTGTTCTGATCTTTTAGGATCGCAATGCACGCAGTTGCGTTGGACTCAACCGCCAAAAGCGCCTGGTTGTACCTATCTTGAACGCGCACAAGTCTTTGAGCAAATCGATCAGGAGCTTCTCTGTCTTCCCAAAAAGCAACTTCGCGCCAATCCTCTGCATCCCAAACGGTCAAAGCAGACTTATCACCTGTGCTTCCGAATCCTGCAGGGTCAGCAGTTATTAGATACCTACGTCCCGGTAGTGGCCCTTCAAACTCATGACAGCCCCACGCAGACATTTCGGGATCCGCTTTTGCTTTGGCCAGCCAGGGCTTCAAAACTTCAGCCGGCATCACAGGGTTAGTCGTACCCAGCCAGCCGTCATATGGATCCGAGGGGTATTTACATGAGAACAGTCGGGTATCACCGACAAACTCTGTGTTGAGACCTCGCCGCCTGAACGCGAGGTTATCCATACTCATACCGGGATGCCGCTTTATGTAGTCAATCTCAGTTGCTGTTGCTTTGAAGTCTTGCACAACTTCGCGACAGCTATCGTCTTCCCACCATTCGAGGAACAGCGGTGTAAACCTACTGGTTCCCTCCAAGGCTGATCGCCACATTTGCTCGTGGTGCGAACCTGCTCGACCAGGCGTCGACTCTAGAATTACTTTAGCGTTGGGCCGCTTGTTGACGGTCGGGAAAATGTTGATGGCTGCTTTACGCTGCCATTGCGCCTCACCAAACTCCGTGATGACGAGGCGGTCAATCGAACGTCCAATCGCTGGTGACCTACCACCAGCCGTGAGAACTTTGATACCTCCACCATGTATGAACTGCATTTGAGTTGCCCCAGCTTTTTTACCTGGAGCTAGCGGCATTTTGACGTCATCGGGGAGTCTGTTGTAGGCAAACAGTATGCGCTCAAAGATGTCTTCTGCTGTGTCTTGACGCTCTGCGATAAGCAGACCTTTGACACCGCTAAGGTACATGCAGTCTCTGAGCAAAAGCATTACCGAAACAGTTGTGATCTTCGCCTGGCGAAATTTATTTACCATGATCCAACGATTTTCATCGTAGGCTTTCAGCAGTTTCTTTTGTGTATGCGTAGGCTCCATGTAGCCTGTAGACTCATCTTCTCGGACAATCTGACACATAGAGACGAATGCATCGGGCGTAGAAAATAACGCTTTAATTTTGCCTTGGTGTAGCCCTGGAGCCTCAGCAAACTCCGCCCCACTGGTTTCGCTAGTCTGTTTTTTCTTCGCATTAGCCATACGGTAACTCTATCACGGAAATACTTTTTCGCCGAAATCATCAATTCGGCTGCTTGCACATCGAATAAGAATAATGTAAACAGAAACTACGCACCCATTTTAGCGGTCAGGTAGCTCAAGTGAGTCTGACTTAACGCACCGGGCAGGCGTGAAAATCGTTTAATTTCTTCAAACACTTTATGTGAGAACACAATGACTATCAGTACTGAACTACTGAATACTACGTTCGCGGATCTTCGCGGACCTCTGGTGAACTCGTTTGTTCGTAGCAATGAACTGTTCGAGGCACTTAACTCGAAAGCACGTATGCCTATGGAAGGCGGAACGAAGATTGAGCGTTCCTTCTCCGGTGGCGCACCTGCTCGCGGTGTTGGTGTCTACGTCGGTGATGAGCTACTGAACATGACCCGTCGTCAACAAATCCGGAAGTTTGAGGTTGAGCCTCATCGTCTGGTTATGGCGATCAACATTCCTAAGCGTGAGCTTGCTCAAAACTCGGGTAAGTTGGCAATCATTCGTCTGATTGAGGAGTACCCTCAAACGTCGATGGAAGCCGCTAAGGCAGACATCAACAAGTACCTGCTTACAGGTGTGAGTCGCGGTCTTGCTTTCAACACCTCCGAGCTTCAGGGTATGATGACTCTTAACGGTCAGTTTAACTCTGGTATTGGAACAGGCGTTACTCACGGTCTGCTTGACTTCCTCGCTCCGGGATCGCAAACCGAAGAGGTTCAAAGCGTTGCCAAGAGCAGTAGCTACTTCCACTTCAACCAGTTCCAAGACATTGGTAGTTGGTCGGGTGAGGGTATGAACAAGCTCCGTAAGTGCTACCGTCAATGCTCTCACTACGCTGGCGGAATTGGTAAGGGTCCAGACATGATTTTCATGGATGACGACACCTACACCAACTTCGAAGAAGAGCGTAGTCAGAATGTTCGCGTAAGCATCATTGATGAGAAGATCGACAAGAGCAACACCCTTGGCCTCAGCCTTGGACTCGCTTCGGTCACCTCTTCAATTGATCTGGATCGTGCCGACTTTACTGCTGGTACCGCTCCTGCTGATGGTGTGACTTACATGCTCAACACGGATTACATCGAGTTCCCAATGCTTGAAGCCCCGAGTGTCTCGGAGTTCAAGGAGCGGGTTGGCGATCAAGACGTGGTGACAGCAATCTTCGCAATGCAAGGCAACCTGATCTGCACCAAGCTTGTGGCGCAGGGATGTGTGTCTGGCGGCGCGGTTTAAGGAGGTACATCATGGCTGGAACATTTAAGGATGCAGTGCTTGACGGCTCAGCTTTTTCCCGCGTCTATACGGATGAGGTCTACCCTTTGGGCACCATTCGCACACAGGCGTCGGATGAAGTTGAAGCTGCTGAGCATACCGACGGTACTGCGCTGGGGCTGAAGGGAGATCGTACATGGGTCTTCGTAAAGGCAACAACCGCACTGACCATCTACGACTGTGCTATTGTTAAGGCAGCAGACACGGCTACAGCTTCTTATGAAGTTGCTCCGTCTGACGCTGCTGGCGACAACTCACTGGATGTCGTTGGTGTCGCACAAAACGCAATCGCTCTTAACTCCTACGGTTGGGTTGTTTGTCACGGTGAAGCCGTGGTTAACGCTGCCGCAGGCGTTACCGCCGGTTTGTTTATTGATACGCACACTGGTGGTCAAGTAGACGATAGCACTGCTGCAGGAACTCTGATTGGTAAGGCTCTTTCCGCAACCGATACTCCGGTTACGGGAACGATCCGCGCCCGGATTCGACTGCCGTAGTATTTCACTACGTGATACACTTAGGGGGCGTAGCTTTCGGGTTACGCCCCCTTCGTTTTTTGGAGGTCCTGTGGACGTTTCTTTGTCTAGTTTGAAGTCTCAACTATTGTCGATGCGCTCCTGGGATTCGAGCGGAGCGACTCAAGACAACCGTATTCGAAAGGCTATCAACGTAGCCCTCAATCGAATGTCGAATGATGTTCCTGAGGCGCTCGTGCCCAGAGAAGAGCATGTTGTGTTGTTTCCGGATGTAGTCAGCACCTCTGACTCGGTGTCGGCCCGTGTCGTTACTCTTGATAGTGACAAGCGTCTGCTTGAGTTTGTAGATACTTCAGGAACCAAAATTGCGGCGTCGGGCAGCGCTACTAGTTGGCGGCCCACGATTACAGGAGAGTGGGACTCCGTCATGCATATCGAGATTACGGATGCGTCGGGTCGAATCCATCGACGCCAATGCCTCGAGTGGTTCAAAGACGTCGTCTCATCCAACCCCGATGACATCATTACTTATGGGGTGACGCTAGATAGACCGTACCCAGATATTATTACTTCGAGTAACCAAGGTGTTGGTGCTCTCGAGTTCCGAATTCACCAACCAGAGTTTTTTGTCGCCGACGACGTGATTGAGGTCATGGAGCCCGCAACCATTTTTGATGGTACTCGTCAGCAAGTTTGGAAGATTGACACTGCCGGCGCGAGCCGACAAGACATGCTTGACTACAAAGGTAGTGCTACGGGCCGACCGTATCGTTGCTGGAGAGGCAGGCATTTTCAGTTGCCCGCCCCCACAGAGCCCCCTCATGTCATGGAGGCGGGATATACGTCTGGAGACTTTGAGCGTCCAACTGACGATGTTGAGGCAATCCAAGCGTTTATTGATTGGTTGGTAGACGTTTACGAGGCGTCAACAGGGATGCCTATTGGGTCGACGCTCGAAGATGCGTATGCTTGGGCTGATAGCAAGGGCTTGCGTCGGGGTGAGTGGGGCATTTGCTACACCTACGTCATGGGCAGGAGAGATGAGGAGTGGCAACAGTCACCACTGATTACTCCTGGCGGAGACGTTGACCAGGACAGTAACTACGGGGTGACCTGGGCATACAACAAAGACTCGTCACCTCTGACTGGAGAAAACATTTATTCGGGTATTCATGACCCAGTATTCGAAAGCGCTCCGTCGCCGATGACAATTATCCGGCAGGCCCAGGATGGCCCTAAGGGTGCGTTGGTTTTGTCAGCTACAAATATTGATCAGATGTTGGGTTTCGGTGATCCAGCGTACAAGCGGTATGGGCGATCTGGTGTTCGGATTCGTTATTATGTGGCGCACCTGAAGAAGTATCAGACTGGTTTAGGTACTTTCAATCGTGTCGAGACGAATCCGAGACTTCACCTTCTGTGTGAAGTTGAGCCTACGTTCGATATGGTTACGTCTCTTGAGTCCGCAGGTACGGGTGTCCCGGAATCGATTCTTGAACTTGGGTCGTCAGACTCTACGGCAGCACGAGTTGTGTGGAATGGTGATCAGTTGTATGACTATCATCGTCAGTTGAAGTACAGCACGGGCTATTACGCTTGGAAAGTTTTTCCCCACCAAGACGCTCGTTACGAGTTGGATTTTAGGGTTTCAGCGCTGCCTAAGCCATTGCTCGATCCCGCAGATTGCGCTCCGATTCACCCGGAGTCGATACCAACTTTGCTCGAGCTTGCGCTGTATTATGTCAGTTTATCTGACGGAAATGACCAAGTCAGCGCTCAAGCACATCTGACTCGGTACCACGATTTGTTGCGTGTATTCCGCGATAGGTATGCAAATACGGGCGGTGTTGTCGAACCGTCGTCGATTTTGGGTTATCCTCACAGGCACCGTTACGGTACGTTTAGTTCATCATAGAAATTCAAAAGAGGTATTTATGATCCAAAAGTTTTATCCCACTCTGACCTCCATCCCCCGCGTAGCCGTAGGCGACGTTATGAAACGTCTCACGCTTGTGAAGCAGTACGAAGAAGCCATGGTGGTAAGTGTCTTGGGGTCTAGTCCAACTTCTGAAGCTTGGACTGCAACATTGATGACTAAGAACGGCATTGAGTTTGTCAGTAGTGCGGTTGAGCATCGTACGGTCCACGACTGGATGCCCCTGGGTTGGACGTACGACAAAGAAAAGGTCGGCTGGATTCCACCTAAGAGTGCTCTTCGGGACGATTCTAAGGATGCTAAGCATGAGGATCCTGAGTTGGCTGAGAAGGCTGCTTTGGCTCAAGTGTTTACTATTCCCGCTCCTTGGGCAGAGGAAAAGTACATGTCTTGGCGATCTCGTGTGATGAAGTCACAACCCCTACTCAAGGGTCACGAAAACATCTATGATAAGCTTTCTGCAGCGTGGAAGCAGAAGCAGTATGAGATTACACTCTAAATGAGGTGATTCTGTGGGTGGGCCAACGGAGCAAAAGACAGATACTGTATTTATCCCTCCAGGTGAGGGTAGGCAGACCTTTTCTCCGATGCCTCTCGCATGGCAGGTAGAGAACTTCGAGTTGGGGTCTGACGGCATTTTAAGTAGTGTCGTCGGACCTTCTATTTTAAGGGTCAAGGCTCAGGCGTTTATTTCGACGAACAAAGATGGATTTGAGGGGGCAGAAGTCACTCTCGATGACTTTGCCGTGTCTGCGTTTCCAGAGGACATGAACGACACGTCATTTAAGACCGGCGTCCCACAAAGCATCTTTTCAGCCGAGCTTCTCAACGGTGGCTGTCATATGCTGCTGTTTCGGATCGGCTCTCGCCTGTACTCTTTTAATGGCAGTTTTGGTGATGCTGACGAGGTTTTAGTTTCGGATCTTACGACTAGCGCGTCACCTGAAACAATGGATCAGTACGTCGTAATTAACGACAAGGTTGTCTTTTTCAACGGTTTAGACCGACCAAAAGTAATCACTTACGATGGTCGTGTGACGCCACTAGGGTTTAGTCAGCGGGCACCTGCGCCGGCAGTAAGTAGTCCTGGTCAGCCGGCTGAAGACGATGAATTAAACTACTACCCGAACTCTAGCGGATATTCTTGGAAGGGTCGGATTGGTACCCCAGGTGACGAGCTTCTAGGTAAGAAAGCTTCGCTGCTTAAAGGTAATTGGTACTATTACGTTCAGCATGAAGACATCAATGGAGACTTGTCGCAGATTTCAGTTCCCAGTGAGCCGGCGACGATCCATACAAATCAAGCCGACCCATTTGAAGGTATGTCCGTTGTGCCTGTTACCCAATTTGCGGCAAGTGTATCAGGCATGTTGAAGGGTATCGTAGGAAAGTCTGGCAAGCGTATAACGGCTAATACTTTACCTGATGGCACTGAAGTAGATGACCTTACACGACGGTTCCTTATCCGTACTGTCGGTGAAGCTCCTGAGCATACGGTTGCAATACGTCTTTACCGCACTCCAGACACGCTACATTCTGATGGGGTGCCTCGGCTCGTAGCTCGTATTCCTGGGGCAAGGCAGTTCTTTTTCGATGATAACGTTGCCGACCAAGAATTAGGATTTGAGTGGACGGAGACTATTCCAGTTCCAATTTTTCGTGTCGCTTGCGCGCATCAGGGCCGACTTATCATTGCGAACGTGGACGGCAATCCTGGAATAGTCCGGCGCTCTCAGCCTGGATTTCCTGGAACGTTTAGTCGTGACGAGTATATTTTTCCTGACAGCACAGGCGACGAGATTACAGCACTTGCGTCGCATAACGGACAACTTGTCGCGTTCACGAAGGATTCTACGTATCTTATCGGGTCCGATTTTCAGTCGCCGGTACCCCTGTCTACCGGGATCGGCTGCATCGCACCCAAGTCTGTTCAATCGTTTGGTGACGGTAGCTTGATTTGGTTGGCTCACGATGGGTTTTATGGTTTGTCACCTCAAGGTGCGCTGGCTAAAATTAGTGATCCCATCAATAAGATTTTTACTGACGAGCTGAATAAATCTCGCTTTAAGTATGCGTGTTCCCTAGTCGACCCTATATCAAAAGAGTATCGTTGCTGTGTTGCGCAGAATGGTTCCTGGGAAAACTCATTGATGCTCTGTTTTGACGGTACTTATTGGCGTCGGCAGACTCTGGGGATTCACATCGCTGACATGTGTGTTCTGAGAGATCATACTAAGCAATCGGTGGCGGTTGGATCTGATCCAAGAGAACGGAATGTGTTTCTTAACGGAACAGCTATAGGTCCTGTTTCGGGTTCGGTTGGAGTCCGTAACCTTGTTGATTGTTCTCGGATTTTTGTTTTAAATCGTCAATCGACAGACTATTTCGGGCCTTCAAGGCGAGTTCGTTATCGGTCCAATTGGCTTCGTTCGGGTGAGTTCGGTTTGGTTCCGACACATGTTAGAACTTTGTACCTGGGCATGATGGACGCTTGGGTAGGAAAAGCAACGGTTCGATTCTTCCGCAACGGTTCTTGGGAGCCCATTGCAGAGATCAATGACTTGACGCTTTGTGGTCCTGACGATGGTTCGGGCATCGTCGTTGATCAAGCTGGTCAAGCTGTTGTGGGTAAAGCTCGGACTCGTAATTCTCGAGTTTTTTGGCGTCAGATTCCTGTGGGTATTGAAAACGCTAACTCGTGGGCTTTTGAGATTGAAATTGTAGGTAATCCTTCACCTGAGCCCGTGCAGCCGTTCGAGGGTGTTCCACTTGCAGGTTTTTCAACGGCTGATTTTTTCGCTCCGGAAAGAAAGATCTGGTCTTCGATTTACCGGAATCCTAAAGTTGGTAAAGAAGCGTTTAATGAGGCGATCAAGAAGCCGGAAACTTGGGAGCTTGGTAGAATTAGAATATTTGGGTTTGCTTTCGATCTTAGTGTCGCCACACAAGGAACACCACTTGGTCGAGTACCTTACCGTAAGGATACGTAATGCCTCACATTTTTCCTCGACGTTTTTTGCGTACTCGAGACATTCTTGATCCGCGTGAGTTCAACGATGATATTCAACCTGCTCAGCAACTAATTGCAGGCAATCTTGACCGAACTAATTTTGACGCTAACAGCCTCAAAACAGGGTTGCGACCAAGTCCGACAAGCGACACTCCAGAGCCTGAAGGTCCTTGTGTTGCTGCGGGTGCGTACTTTAATGTGTACACATCGAACGTTGAAAGTAAGCTACCCTTATACATATCTGGCTCCGACTACTCTACTAGATATAGCGATCGAAACCCACCTAACTTTGTTAAGCTTGACGGTTCTACATTTCGTCGACCTGCTGCCGAAGATAACACTGACGCTAAGCCTTTTATTATTCCCAACAATGGTGCTTGGGCAGCGGTAGAGAATGCCGATTTATCTGCCGCAGAACAGATTACATTTAGTTCTGGGTCGACCAAAGTTTGGATCACAGCCTATGCGCAGTATATTTGGCAAGGTTTCTATGAGTATAAGTCTCCATACATTTCGGGAACGAAAAGGTTTGCCTATAACGAAAACGTGACGACGCCAGATGTCGGTACTGGTCCGGAAAACACTTGGAGCGGTCATCACATGGCTAATCTCGCTCTGGCTGAGCAGAGATCGCTAAATCGTTTTTACCCAAGTGAGACTTGGGAAGCTTTGCCTACGGCAGAAACGCCCAATAACATCGCTAATTTAGAAGTGTACGATGCGTCATTTGCGTGGCCGTTAAACGAGGCTGAATCGGCACAGCAGGAACGTAGACGACCTAACCGTCAAGGCTACCATCACATCTCTCAAGGTTTTGAACCTTGCATGGTTCAGTTCGCACTGCGCGTAGACGGAAAAATCATTGAGGAAACAATTACGGGTAAGAATTTACCGTTTGAGGAAACCTCGCACGGAATCAGAGTCACCGACAGCCCGCCGGTAAAAACGGCATCCCAAGAGTCTATGGAGATGTTTAAGCAGTTGCGCGCTGAATTCATAGGTGACACCATTCATGAATTCTTGGACATTGACAACGATCCGCTTCTTGACTTTGTACGAACAGGCCAAAAGTCGTATCACTCGACCTCGACCTTAAAAGAGTCGTCGGAAGCGATACCAGGTCAAAAAATTAGATCATCTCGATCAGTCGCATATGGGCCAGAGGTGATGCCCGTCAGGCTTGGTTGTGTTGTTAGTTTGGAGCCGGGTAACCACACCATCGAACTAGTAGTTCGGCGTTTAGAACGTAAAAAAGGTCAGTTTAAAACTGGGGACTATGTTGGCGTGTTTAGTCGTCGGATGCTTGCTTTCGAGTGTCCGGTCCAGGCGCTGAGGTCTGAGAACGATTCCGAAGGTGCGAGTAGATCAGGTATGCGATCTCTCGATAATCTATCGGTACCTAACTTTTTGACTGAGGACCTAATTACGCCGGAAAGAATGAACCAAGGCCGGGAGACGTTGGCGGCACGGGTCAACCAGGTCAGTGAAACTTACATTACGTCAAACTCGTTGTCTAATAAGTATCTACCGTCGAAAGTAACTTTCAGCGCAACTGAGACTATTTCGCCAAGTTTCAGTATCAATAAGTACACGGGACTGTATGAATCTTTTGTGGACGAGACATATTGCCAGGCAATTTTTCCCGGTCGCATTTACGAGGGAACATCTTCCGGCAAACAAAACAATATTCTTAGTGACCGAGATGATGGTTGGTCGGATTATAGTGGTGGAGCGGCTGCGACCACCGATAATGTCGGCTGGTATCAAGTACGTCGAACTACTGGCCAAGAATTAGGTATTGTCGACACTACCGGAGATATGAAAGTCGAACCCGGTGAGAAGTTGATTCTTTTTATGGATCTCGATGTGCGTAATATTGTACCGATTTACTCTCAAGAAGCAGAGGAAATGAGATCATCTATTTTCTCTCTTACGGCTGAGGATACTCGAGAAAACTGGAACATGTGGGTTCAGCATCTTTTAGCCGAACGATATTTAGATTTGTTTGCCTTGTTTGCGATTGGTTACAAGCAAGACGGTGCTTGGAATATTATGACTGACCACGTACCTGCGATGTTAAACAACTTCAATTGGGTCAACCGAAAACCTACGTTTAATTGCTACGAGAATGATGTGCCGATGAGTACTCTCGAGCTTGGTAATGAACACTGGTGGGACGCAGAGCCGGGATGGGAGTACCGAGAAGACATGGACTGGCACAGGCTGCTTAGGAAGACACATTTTTTTAAGGTAACTACGGACGCTCTCTTTTTCAGTGAGACAACCAAGGATTTTACGTTTGAATGTGATGGACGAGGCGATCGAGTTTTTCCAAGTAACCTGGGAGTCAACGTACCGATTATGCAGGTTATTGAAAACAATACTGATACAACCATGAATATCAATGAGATCGGAGCGTTCGCGTCTACGTATGTTCCTGATGATTGGACACGAGGAATAAAACCAGGCACAGAAAGAGATTATCTTTTTGAAGTTGCTGAGATGTATCTACATTATAGCAGAGCGCATTCTGCCTGGGCTTCTCCCGTGGGAGGCCGCAAAATACTTGATGGTGTATTGGTGCGGTGGGGTGAAGGTCGACTAACTGCAATAAAGGTTACCAAGTGAGGTTTTGATGCCAAGAATTACACTACCTACATTGCCCGCTACAAACGAGCCTTTGCTTAGAGAAAAAAGTTTTAGTGACGTCAACGACGCTTACACAGCATCCGTTTATGCGCGCACAGATGCTGCCGATCCAGACTCTGGGATCATGTCTACTCTCAATGGACGGTTAACAGTTAATAACTTGGGTAATCAATTTGAGGTCAAGGCAGAACACATTCAACCCGAGCAGGCTACTTTAGCTCGGTCTGCTTCGATGTTAGACACTTCTACGATTTACGGAAACGGGACAGTTGACCCAGTTATTGGTATTCAGGCAGGTGAAAGATTTTTTACTTTACCTGGCTGTTCTCTTCGCTGGTATCAACCATACGCGACCACTGTTTCTTTGATGAATTGGTCATTTTTCGTAAGTTTTAACTGTTGGAGAGGTGCATATCTAAGTTTAGAAAGCGAGTTTAAAGATAACGTCAATACACCGATTACGCTCCGCTGTGTGCTCGATGGATCTGTAGTTTCGGGTAGTCGGCGTTACTTGGGGCAGAACATGTTTCACTGTTTGTCTCCTGGCGCTAAAGGTGGATCTGATGGACCGACTGTTGGGCCTGGATGCGAGGCAGTTGATTTTTGGAAACGAAAACAACAACCCGACAAACTAGAGCTTGCTTCATTTTCTCTACCGTCTACCGCTCTTGACATTCCGTACATAGAAAACCGCGGCAAAAACGGCGGTAATCCACAATACGTTCAAACAGAGGCGCACAGTGCGACTCAGTTCGACTTGCATCACATGACGTCACTTTCTAAGGGCTGGCATGAAATAAACGTTGAGTGCTCGATTGCGACGCCGGATGACCCAGGCGTACTAGTTCAAAATAAAGGCAACAAAAGCCGAGGCCCCCTAAAAGGCAGGGGTTATTTTAATTTGTTAGGTAAACTAAGCCTTGGTATTCGAAACGCTCGCGTACTAAACTTGTTATGATTTTTTAGTTGGGGTCTGGTATGAACCTATTGTTTCCTGATTTTCGGCTATCGCACTGGCTTGGATTTTTTGCAGCGTACATTTTTTGTTTGCTGGACGTCAGCCCTGAATATCCTGATACGTCTCTTGCATTTCTGCCCGTTCTCGGTGGTATTGCTCTAGCTGCAGGGGTCGGAACCTCTATTTACGGTGCCTACAAGGCGGATCAGCGGCAGAAAGAGGCCATTGCTGCACAGAAGGCGGCGGAGAAACAACGTCGAGCCGACATTAAAAAGGCTTATGGTGGTGAGGCGAAGGCCGCTAAATCCAGGCTTAAAAGGCCCGACCAGTATGGCTTGAGCAAGGCGCGTCAGCGTGAGGGCACTCAAGAAATTACGCGCTCGGCACAGGCGGCAACGAAGAGTCAGTTGGCTGAGCTTGATCGTGGTGCGGGGGCCGCTCCTTTTGCTTCTGGTCGACGTGAGGCCATCAAGCGAAACGTTGCAGGCCAAACGCTTGCTGCGACGGGTGCTGGTCGCCTGGGCACTGCGCGACTTTCCGAAGATGTGGCCCAACAACAGCAGGCTGCTGACAGGGCGATCACATCGAACTATGCATCTATGCTGGCCGGTCTCCCCGCTTCCCAGGTTCCGAGCATGATGATGCAATCGAAAGGCATGGGAGAGCGCATGGCTGGGATTGCGGGTCAAGCAATAACAGGCGCAGCGATTATGGGAGCGTTCTCTGGTCCAGGTAAGCCTGCCCTTGGCGGCGCGTCACAGTACGCTGGGCCTGTATAGGAGATTTAAATGTCAGGCTTTAATTCTATTCAACTGGCTACGGCTATACGCACGGGTAAACGTCCGGAAGATGTGAACTCGACAGAAGTTAAGCAGACAATTGCTGACTTGGGGTTTACCGAGCAAGTTGATGTTACGACTAAGCTTTCAAAAGAAATACGTTTGGTCGAAAAAGAAATTTACCTCCGAAAGAAAGACTACCTGAATGACGCGCTTGCGTATCAGAAGACTCAGTCTGATTTGGTTAAGAAGTTTAGTGATCCGCTTCACGCGAACTTACGAGCTAGTCGAAAGGATTTCGCTGCTAGCGCACGAAAAACAGCGCAGGCATTTGACTCGCTGCTGGAAAAAATGAAGGTCCCCGATCGCAGACCATTATCTAAGTACGAAGATGCGATAATTAAAGATACGCCCACGGTGGGGTCGAAAGCTCAGGCAGCAGTTAATTTTTTGACGCGGCCCAACCCGTTTGACTCGGGTATGAGTTTTGTTGATCAGACTCAGCCTGACGCGAACGCGGGCGTTTTTCAGTTGCTGGAAAAATTCAACGATGATTTTGGTGCGGAACTCATCCAGTTCGACAAAAACAACAACATTACGAACTTAGATGAGTTGTTTGACTATCGAAACTCTCCGCTAATTAGAACAGGAGCATTGACTCCAGCGCAAGTAAAGCGTTTGGCGGATACTGAGACGAACGTCATTAGGGAGTATCAACGAAACAAAGATCGAATCGATGCCACGTACACCAAGCTCAGAGACGCAAACGATAAGATAAAATTTGCCGCCACGCAGTTGGAGGCTCCCGCCATGACGGCGGATCAAATCATGGACATCAACGACGGGATCGCGGATCGCCTGACCTCGATGCAAGAAATTGCCATGGAAGGTGGCGGGTTCGACGCTCTCGATTCGGATCAGCTTCGTGATGACGTACAGCAAACGAAGTATCTTGAGAAGTCTCGAGACCGTCTCTATGCGTTGATGGATGCCGAGGAAGGCGAAGGTCCCGTCCAATCTAGGTATCAGAAGACCCTGGCTAAGATTATTGGTAGCGATGCTTATCAGGCGTGGGCCGCGGACCATGGTTTCGACGAGCTTGGTCGTGTTGATCGAGACGCTGACGGCAACATTGACCCGAGCACGTATGTACAGGGTCGCGATGATCTTTCTTCAGTTCGGGCTTTCAACCGCGAACAAAAGCGGGGTGCAGGTCGCTATGGTTTCCGGAGTATTGGCACTGGTGAGATCGTACGTTTTGAGCTTGGCGGTCAGCAGTACATTGGCGAGCGTCTCAAGTATCACGCGTCAGACCCCCCAGGAGCCGTTCGTGTGATGGTCGGTGAAGGCGAACCCATGCTGGTTATGCCTGGTGATGTCCCGCACATTGATGTCATTGAGCGTCGACCTGATAGGGTCTCACCCCTGGCGAGGAAAGCAACACGTCGGTTCCAGCGGATGAAGGGCAAAATTGATGCGGCACGCCGACGGGCCAGCGGAGATGATCCTGGCTACACTGGTGATGCGGCAATCACGGACGACGGTAGTTTGATTACCGACGCGGAAGGCCGCTATATTAGTGCCGAAGAATACGACACCATGCGGGAAGAAGCTTTGGCGAAGGGTCAAGTTTCAGGTCAGCTTGTCGATGGTGTTCCTTATCTGACTACGGGTGACGAACGTGTTTTTCGTTTGGAACCGGACGCTAAAGCAGGCGGTCTAAACTTGGTTGAGGTAATGCAAGACGGTGCCGAAGATGGTGGACAAGAGTACGCTAAGGTTTTCGGTATTGCTGACAAGCGTCGGGCAGGGATACCTGTTTATGATAAAGATGGGAATCTTGTCGAAATCAAACCCGTCACAGCAGAAGATATTGCTTCCGGTCGAATAGACAATTTTGGCCTCGAAATGAGAGAGGGTGAAGAGGGGTATGATCCTGAAGATCAGGCAAGATTTGATGCTGTTACTGAGCAGCAAAAGTTGTCGGTAACTCCAGAGTCTTTGAACCTTAAAGTTACTACGGGCGAGTTTGATCCTATGGCGGGTGCCCCTGTTGATCGTGAGACAACGATTAACGGTATGACTATGCGCTACATTAGTGACCAGCCGAAGTCTCCAGCCCGGAAAGCTGAGGAGGCTAAGCCTCCGCCGAGAGAGACACCCGAGACGGATCCTCCGATCGGAACAGATGAGGAAGATATAAAGGAAACTGTAGAGGCTGAAGCTCAGGCTAAGGTCGATGCGACTGCGACTGACGCGGCGAAGAAGGCGGCCACGGCGGCGGCAGAGGACACTCCACCGACTCCTGCGGAAGAGAAGCCTGGCGAAGCTGTGATTCCTACAGCAGTTGCTGATGCGCCTGCGGGCACGACTAGCTTGGAAGCTTCTATTGCCTTTAGAGATCAGGGGCCTGCGGCGCTTGAGGCTGCTCGTGCTGCGGCTACACTTGGTCAGCCTAATGCTAAGGAATTGGCTCAGAAGTACATGAATATGGCGAAGGCTGCGGGGTCTGAGCCTGAGCCGATCACGATGTTTGATGATAAAGAGCGAGAAGCTTATAAGTTGAAGCTCGCGGGACAGAGAACTCAATCATCGGATCAATCTAAGCGGCAAGAGCTTGTTAAGGCGTTCAAGGAAACTGGCCTCGATGATTCGAAGCCGCCACCACCAGCCCCGCCAGCGACTACAACACCTCCGGTAGTAGCTCCGAAGTCTACGGATGATCCGAGTAGTGACGCGCAGAAGCCCGTAACTGCGACGGCTCCCGGTCAGGGTGGGCCGCCCAGGGGTAATCCGGTCGATATGGGTGGTAGTCCTGATGAACTCAAGAAAAGACTTGAAGAAAACCGGCGAATCAGAGAAGCGGCGAAACAAAGAGCGGCTGCCCAAGAGGGGTCTTCAGCAGGAGGAACACCATGACAGCACCAGCAAAACCCACAGCAACTGATCCTGCAGCAGCATCGAAGAAGCTTAAGGAGCGACGCGAGAAGTCGGGTCTCGCAAAGCTTTTTAGTAAGAAGGATAAGGAAGAGACTGACGAAGAAAGGAAGTTGAGGTTCTACGATAAGCAAAACTTTGACCGCGAAGAGCACTCTAAGAGAATGGCTTCCGGTATTGGTGTGATGACGGGTGTCGGTAACCCTTATGCCGCACCCTCTTCGGGCTCTGGTGGTGGAACCGGCGGGTCTCAAGGCTCGATTGTTGACTTGGCGGCTGCACTACGGCAGGCCAAAAAGGATCAGGCGTAACGTTATGAAGGTTTTCGGTGTAGTCAAGAAAGCTCCAGCAGTTGCTCGTAACGTTGGCGGCAACCAAGGCGGCGGCACGGGCGGCGGCTCTGGCTCATTAGGCAATGGTGCAGACGCGGGCACGGGCGACGGCACGAGTTCCGGGAACAATGACATAGCAACAGACTCAGATACGGGTGCGTTTTTTGGCCCTGAACTAGCTACGCCTGAAGAGACGGCCCGCGAAAAATCCTTTCAGGATATGAAAGATAAACACGCAAAACAGTTGGCTTCGGCAACAACAAATGAAGAACGGGCGGCGCTGGCACAACAGCACGCTGCAGAATTGGAGCAGGAACAACGCAAAGCCAAACAGGCTGGCATGGCGGCTACAATGAAAAAGCGGAGGGCTGCTAAGCTTGGCGACAAAAAGATAAATCTACCCCGTGTTAGAAGCTTCAGGCCTCCGCACGCAATGGTCGCAGAGTACATCGCTCGAAAACTCGCGACTCCTGCGGGCCAAGATACGGTTGAAGACTTCGGAGAAACAACACTTAAACGTGGTCAGATCTTTCAACCTGCACGTAAAAGTGCGGCGGACATAAAGGTCGGCGTTGACAGAATACAAACTAAAATTGATGAGTTGGACGAGAGTTTGGATATTGACAACGTAAGGACTCGCAAGGAATTCATGGAGGGCAGGCTCGAGCTATTGTCTTCGCCTGAAGTTATGAAATACATCGGCCATATCGAGAGGAGTCCTCAGCCGATACTGTATGGTGGCTACCCAGAGCAAACGAAGTATCTGAGGCGTGATATTGGTGAGGACACGCTTGCTTTGTACAAGCAAATTCCCGGTGCCGTCAGGGAAGTTGGCGATGATTACGTCACGCTGGATCCGTTCATCATTAAAAAAGAAATTGATAAAGCAAAGGCCGCGATTAGCCCGCTTGATGAGAAAATACGTCGGGTCAAACAGAGACGAGACGAACTTCTTAGGCAGAAGGCTAATTACAACCGACTTCTTGAACCAGAATCTAAGCAAGAGGTTACGGAGTCTAAGGAAGAAGGTGCGGAGCCGAAGCAAAAAAGTACGGAAAAGACCAGCATCAGGCAGTAATTACTGAGGTAGTGTTGTGGCGCAGAGTCAGGAAACTAAAGAAACTGAAAACGTTGTCGAACCAGTCATTGATTCTGATTCGGATGCGGCGATTCAAGAAATTGAATTTGACAGCCTCGACCTAAAGCTTGACAATCTCGTCGATACAATCAAAGAAAAGCGTGAACTTGCGTTTAGTCCCGACGTTCTTGAGGGTGCGGCTGACCAAATTATGTCTCTCCCTGAAATCATGGGCGAGCATGGCCGTCACTTGGGCTTGACGGAGAAACAGTTTGCTCGCGCAGCAGAGAACCAGGGCCTCGACTTGAATAGTCTTATCCAGGCTGTTGGTCGCGAAGGCCGAGATGCGTCAGATGTTTTCAAGGAGCTTGAATCTGACGGCATGGTTTCACTGAAGCCATTGGCTGAACGCAAAGAGGGAATGAAACAGCTTCAACGGAAGCGGATGGTTCGAAAGCGTGGTCAGCAAATCAAAGATCTTGGTAAGAGGCGTTTGCTGTCTGGTGAAAAGCAATTCAAGTTCACGCCTGAAGAACTTGAGTCCGCTAAGGCAGTAGCGCCTGTTGATTTTAAGAAGATCAAAGATTCGAGTAAGCGCCAGGCTGCTGTGGCCCAGGTCGTCTACGATATGGGTTCTGCCGCAGGTTTAAGCAAAGATCAGATGGCTGCGATCCTGGCGAATGGTTTTTCTGAGAGCTTGTTGGATCCTTTTGCTAAGCCACCAGGTAAGGAAGACTCGCATGGTGTTTGGCAATTCAACCGTAGTGCGGGTGAGGGAAAGGGTTTTACGGTAGAGCAACTTCAAGATCCACGATTCCAGATGGAACGAATCGTTGAGGCCGTCAAATCGCGTGATGAGTTGGAGGGTTTTCGTAATCCTGAAGCTGACGCTAAGCAGCTAACAACGCTGTTTATGTCTCAGTTTGAGAAGCCTGATGTTCAGGACGATAAGGAAATCAGGCGACGTCAAAATTATCTTGGTCAGGCAAATAGACTTTTGGACCAGGCGGCCAAGACCGCCCCGAAACGCGGCAAGAGTCTTGCGGCACTTGATCGAGAGAAGCGTATTGAAGCGCTCAACATCATCGAAAGAGGTGCTGGCCCCGCCTATGTCTTGAAGACCGACAAGGAATCTGTTGGTGGCGATGTTCAAAACGAGATTGCGCGTCGAGGATCTGCCGAGTGGCAATCTTACTGGAATGAGTCAGAAGAGTTGACGAACTACGAGAAATCCAGCAATCCCGAGCGGGCTAAGATAATCGCTCAGATTCTATCTGAGGTAGAGGATTCAGGTTTGAAGAGCGCGTTCGAGGGCGCAGCGTTTCAGAAACTGATGACGGCTGGAATTAAATACGACACTGGTGTGGTGGCTAAAAAGCTTGGTATGAGCCAAGGCGCTTTTATGGCGGCTGCTGAGCAGGAAGGGACGCAAGAAAAGGAGTTGTACGATCAAATCCTTAAGGCCAATAAGCGTCATGTGGCCTTGTATTTGACTGTGGGCAAACTGAATGTACCTGCAATGATGTCGTATGAATTCATGGATCCAGACAACGACATGGAGGAGTATCGAACATCTGACCAGGACAGCTACTTTGAGCGTCTGTTCGAGACTGCTGGTCGCAACCGAGTACAGCTTATTGGACTGAAAAACGGCATGCCGGTCTACCGTGCCGAGGACAATCTCGAGTCCGTTTTCAACAAACTCAACTTGCACCTTAGCCTTAGCGCTGGAGCCCTTCGCAGATTGATGGACGGACCCGAAGGCGAGTCCATTTTGGAGGCTCTCCAGGAGGGGTCTCTCGAAGGAATTAAGAACGCAGACGACTTTACAAAGCTTATGCTTTCTCGTGAAGGCGCTAACGATAGTGACCTTCAAGCTTTTGCTTACGGCTCTTTAGGTTTTCTTGTCGATGTGTTGGCTCCAGACCCAACTCTAGGTTTGGCCAAGGCGGCGTCTAAGGCGCGAACACTGGTGAAGGGGATTCAACCTCTCATCAATAAGAAGTATGTACCTGCAGCACTCGATAATATGGCTACTGCGGCGAACGATATGGTTGAGACCCAGAAGCTAATTAATCGTGCTTCGGAGGCATTTGCGGCGGGTCAACTAGACGATGGTC